CCAAGCGGCGATGCAGACCGCCACCCAGGAGGCCGCGGCCGCGAAGGCGGAGGCTCTGAGGTGGCGCATCGCGGCCAAGCACGGCATCAGCGACGAGGACGCCGAGACGTTCCTGACCGGCAGCGACGAGGAGTCGCTGACGAAGCAGGCGCAGCGGCTCGCCTCGCTCGCCACCACGTCCAATCCGGCGACCCCCAAGCCTGACCTGACCCAGGGCGGGCAGGGCGCTCCGACGCCCGCACTCAACTCCGACGCGCTTGAGGAAGCGCTGAGGTCCAAGCTCGGCATCGCGTGATGCCGCGACCGTCCTAGGAGGACACAATGGCGATCACCGCCGCAACCAAGACCTCCGACTTCTCCGGGTTCCTGACCCGTGAGCAGTCCGAGGCGATCTTCGAGAAGGCCGCCCAGCAGTCCGTCGTGCAGCGACTGGCGCGCCGCGTCCCGCTCGGCATCAACGGTCAGTCCATCCCCGTCGTCACCGGCAAGGTGAGCGCTGGGTGGGTCGCTGAGGGCGCGCAGAAGCCCGCCTCTCAGGGTTCCATCGCGCTCAAGACGATGGACCCGAAGAAGCTGGCCGCGATCGCGGTCGTCTCCGCTGAGGTCGTCCGGGCCAACCCCGGCGGCTACATGGACCTGCTGCGTCCGCAGATCGCGGAGGCCTTCGCCGTCTCGTTCGACGCGGCTGCGCTGCACGGCACCGCGTCGCCGTTCACGACCAACCTCGACACCGGGTCGTCCACGCAGGAGTTCACCGGCACGGCGCCGGCGTTCACCGCGGTCTACACCGACCTCAACGCCGGTCTGGCCACGCTCGTCAACGCCGGCAAGAAGCCGAACGGTTGGGCCTGGGACTCGCGCATGGAGCCGGTGTTCAACGGCGAGCGCGACACCGCCGGTCGTCCGCTGTGGATCGACTCGCCCGCGGTCGAGACCAACGCGCCGCTGCGCGAGGGTCGCCTCTTCGGTCGCGCCTCCTTCATGGGTGATGGTGTGTACGCCGCCACCCCGAAGATCTACGGCTACCTCGGTGACTGGACGCAGGTCGCGTGGGGTGCCGTCGGTGGCATCTCCTACAAGGTCTCCACCGAGGCGACGGTCACGATCAACGGCGCGCTGGTGTCGCTGTTCGAGAACAACCTCGTGGCGATCCTCGCGGAGGCCGAGTACGGCTTCCTCGTCAACGACGCTGCGTCGTTCGTCAAGTTCACGAACGCGGCCTGATCATGGCGGCCCGCAAGCCCGTGACGACCGATGACGTGGCCGTCGAGGCGACCGCCGACGACGTGCCGGTGGAGACCTTCGAGGACCGCGTGGCGGCGATCGACGAGAACACCGCCGACGACGTGCGCGCCACCGTCGAGGACGGCGAGTACGTCAAGGTCAAGAGCCCCTTCGGGGACGTGACGACGGTGCCTGTCGGCATCCTCGACGCGCTCCTGGAGTCGGGCTACAGCAAGTCCAAGTGAGAAGGGTGGGGCGGTCATGGCAGTGACTTCCGACATGATCGCGGTCGCGCTTGGCCGCCCCACTCCCACGGGTCCGCAACTAGGCCAGTGGATCTACTGGGCCACTGAGGCGCAGCGGATCATCCACGCCCGCACCGTGCGTCTCGGCGTGGACCCGGCCAGCCTCGACGAAGAGACACTGGACAGCGTCGTCGTGCGTGCGGTCGTGGCGATGGTCCGCAACCCCGACGACGCCACCCAAGTGAGCGTGTCCGTCGATGACGGCAACATGGCTCGCACCTACCGCTCCAGCGACGGCGAGGTCTCCATCAAGGACCGATGGTGGGACGAGCTCGGGTTGCTCGACGCCCAGGATGCTGAGGCATACAGCGTGCAGGCCACGTTCGAGCCTGACGTTGTTCGCCCTGATCTCTGGTGGCCGTGATGCTCGGTGACGACATTGCCCGCGCTCTGCCTGAACTGCGAGCCCACGCCGAGTCGATGATGTGCGACACGTGCACCGTGGAACGCCACACTGGCAACGGCCGCGTGTGGGACGAGTTGACCGGGACGTACTCCGACCCAGAGCCGGTCACGATCTACTCGGGTCGGTGCCGGGTGCGGGCGCGAGATGCTCAGGACCAGAGCCTCACAGTGGGTGAGGCGGCGTGGTCCGTGACTGATGTCGTGGTGTCTTTGCCGCTGTCCGCGCCCGCTCCACCTGTGGATGCGGTGGTGACGATCACGACAATCGGGCCACTGTCCGACCCGTCACTGCTGGGGTCGCGCTTCTCGGTGGCTGGGTCGCTGTCGAAGTCTTCTCAACCGACAGCGCGCCGGCTCCACTGCAAGGAGGTTTGACGTGGATGGCATCGACATCGACGTGTCGGACCTGTGGCCGCTGGCCGCTGACCTTGGTGCGTCCGGTGAGAGGGTGCTCGCTGGCGTTCGTCCCATCATGGAGAAGACCGCGCTGAACACGAAGGTGGGGATGCAGGCCGACTTCAAGACCGGCGGTCATGCGAAGCACGCGTGGCGCGCCATCGACTACGACATCCAGACCACTTTCGGCGGGTCGATCGAGGCTGAGGTGGGCTTCAACAAAGGCAAGCGTCAGGGCTCGCTCGGCAACTTCCTCGCTTTCGGGTCCAGCCGTAACGGCCCGATCGGTGACATCACGGCGGCTGCTCGGCGCGAAGAACCGAGCCTTGCCGAGCATCTGATCCGGCTGGCGACGGAGTCACTCAATGGCTGACGTCGTCGAGGCTGTCGCGGCACTGCTCGAGGAGTCCATCCCGTCTCGGACCGTGTATCGGCACGCTGTCCCTGACCGTCCGGTGCCGCTCTACCTGGTGGTGCGCTCCACTGCGGGCGAGGCGTCCAGCGCGAACCTCGCGGACGGCATCGACGTACGGCAGTCGGTCGTGTGGGTCACGTCGGTCTGTCGTGACCCGGACCCTCATGTCGCTGCTCGTGAGGCGTCGTGGGCGTCGGATCGTGTCGTGACTGTGGTTGCGGGGCACCGGTTCTCGCTGGGTCAGGCCACGTGGATGGCGCGACATGTCGCCTCGCAGATGGCGATCCGTGACGACGACTTGCCGGAGACGGTGTGGTTCGCGGTCGAGCAGTTCCTCATCCAGTACCAGCCCTAATACCCAATCCTCCTAACAACTTTCGAGGCCTCCACGTCGTGGGGGCCTTTCTCATGCCCCCAACGAAGGAGACCCCACATGGCCCTCGTGCGCGTGAAGGACCCCATCAACGGGGCCGAGTTCACGACCAATGACCTGCACGCCGAAGCACTCGGCCTCGTCGTGCTGGACAAGGAGGCGGCCGATCTGCTCGGGCGTCCCCTTCCCGCGAAGTACCCCGTCACCAAAGGCGGGAAGCCCGCCGTGACCAACACCAAGGAGAAGTGAAATGACACTCGTTGTCCCCCCGGGCATCCCGTCCGATGGCTCGTGGAAGGTCTCTTTCGTCTCAACGATCGCTGACCCGACCATGACCAAGATCGCCACCGAAATCAACGCCGCCGGCAGCGTGGCTGCCGAGTGCCTCCTCACCAAGGGCGGCATTGGTATCGACAACTCCTACGAGAAGTTCAAGGACGAGCGGCTCTGCACCATCGCAGTGTTCGAGCAGAACGGATCCCTGACGTGGACGATCAACGACCTGAACTTCGTCATGGACCCGCAGACCCCGACCTCACCGACGAACAAGCTCTATGCGCTCGTGAAGGACGGGTGGACCGGCTTCCTCGTCATCCGCATGGGCAAGGCGTCCGACGTGGCCTGGGCCGTCGCTGACAAGGTCTGGGTGGTCCCGGTGCAGGTCGGCATCCCGACTCCGTTCGCCCCCGAGGCGAACTCAACCCTTCGGGCGAAGGCCGCCGTGTCGGTCATCGGCACCGTGCAGCGCGAGGTCGGCCTCGCCGCCTGAGGGCCCCATTGAACGGGTGGGCGCGATCTTCCCGGTTGGTCGCGCCCACCCTCTCAACCGGTAACCGGGACAACCGGGAAGGCATCAACCATGAGCAAGGGCAAGGCATTCATGAAGGCGGACGGCGTTGAGGCGGTCGCTCCCGTGTCGGGCGTGATGAATCTGCGGAAGTGGCTGGCCAAGGGCAACGCTCGCGTCATCAAGCGGGTCGAGGTGTGTTTGGCGGCTGGGCTTGAGGCTGAGATTCGAGACCTGGACGCGGCGATCGTCGCGGCGAAGGGCGCGAAGATCGGTCTTGTCGATGAGCGTCTGGCGACGGTCGGGCCGGACCTGCGCGGCATGGCTGAGCGGGCGGAGGCGTTGCGCGCCGAGATGCAGGAGTCGATGACGGTGTTCAAGTTCGTCGGGCTCAAGGCTGACCGGTTCGAGGCGATCCGGGCCGAATCCAGCAAGGGTGAGGACGGCGAGCCCAACGGTGAAGAGGTCGGCTACCGCATCCTCGCTGCGCAGTGCATCGAGCCTGCGGGGATGACGTGGGAGGACATGAAGGCTCTCGCGGACGCAATCGGCGACGAGGCCTTCATCAACAAGATCCACCGGACTGCGCAGGCTGCATCCGCTGGGGTGGTGGATATCCCTTTCTCGTCGGCTGCCTCGGCGATCCTGGCAACGCGGGAGTCCTGAGGGAACTACGTACGGCCGCACGCTGGGGCGTCTCGATCAGCGTCGGGCGCGGGAAGCGCAGGCCGGGATCACGCTGGCGGCAACGCGATTGGATGCTGGCGCAGGCGCTCGACGAGTTCGAGCGTCTGCTCTGTCCCGGCTGCGGCAACTCGCTGATGGAGTCGATGGATCAGCGGTTCGAGAACGATTGGGTGTCGGGGTATCCGCACCGTTGCCACGCCTGCACCGCCATTGCAGTGCGGGCGAAGGACTATCAGGACTCAGACGCTCCCGGTGCGCTGCGGTTTGCCGCGCACCGGCGTGCGCATCCACGCGTTGTAGCCCATG